TCCAAATACAGAAATGAAGGTACTCAATACAATCGTAAGTAACGCAATAGCTCTGCTCTGGAACTGTGAAGGAGTGGGAAGTGCTAGAATCTTATCTTTATCCGACACCTTGTCTCCCAAAATGTTTTCAAGTCTGAATGTCTGTCCTGAAGGTGTAATCAGGGTTCTTCGTCTACCATTCTCTACAATATTGACCGTCAATCGTTCCCCTTTAATCGCAGCGGTTGAAAGGTCTTCGGTCTCCTTTTGTTTTAAGCGTTCCTGTGAGAGTTGAAGTCTCGTTGCTTCCAAACACTTTTGGTCTGCTTCACCTCCACATCCCCTCACAGCTTGGTCACGAATACTTTTTTCATCCTTTGCATCCAACGTCGTTTCAGGAGCTGCTTCAAAGGTAGGTTTAAGTTGACTATTCGAAGTCACATCCAACACACCTGCAGTGATTTTCTTTGCTAAACTCTTTGTGATGTTTGCAAAGCTCTTTTCGTCGCCGTAATAGGCGGATTCCAAGTAGACACCACTCATTATTATGATGCGAATACAAGATTGCCCAAGCCCGATACGATACGGAAGAAGTTGATAGACTCTACATAGACTCCAACATTGTAGGTGAAGGTAAATAGGATGTTATCATTGTTCTGAACCACGGTTGTAATCGTTCCAGGAGGATACAAGAGTTTTCCTGTTTTAGGGTCTGTTAAATTCACATTGGCTGCTGGAATCACAGTTGGATTTGGACTGAACAAAGTTGAAGTTAAGACGCAGACGGTAGTGGATGTCGAACCACTCGAATTAACAGACAATGGAAGAGGTTGTTGAAGTGTCAATCGTAGAATGACTTTATTGAACATACTTCCGTTCGCAGCACCTGACGGTTGATAAGAGGTGTTGTCTAACGCAAACGAATACATGTAGACACCAGGTAGTTCAGTAGTTTCACCTGTGGTGTGTCGATACATCTGCAACAACGAAAAGAATGGAAGAGGTTTGGGTTGAATACGCTCCTTTCCATCAAACAGAATGACTCCATCGGTCATTGAATCACGAGGATAGACTGAAGTCACTTGCTGTTGACCTGAGGAATACAACCCTGTATCGACATCGGTACTAATCGCAGACCAAGGTGCGCGATTCACAGTCGTCCAGTTTGTGTAGTTATCCCAATCGTTGAGTAAAATTCGGTCTGAGCGTTGAGAGGAGAACACAATACGTGTGACCAAGTTGAACATAGGAATTTCTAAATCAGTGTTTCCACCAAACTGTCCTTCCTTATTGACATACTTGACAGTCTTGACCAAAAAGGATTGGTCTGCACGAGCTAATTGGTTCATTTCCATTTCAGTCAAATAGATGAAGTTTCCTTCAATATAGGGGTCAGGAAACCAAGTTGTGAGTGTAGTATTACTAGGAAGTCCTGTGGACAACGGTGGGCTCAAAAAGAGACTCAATGGATACTGTACAGGACGAACACGCTGTCCATAGGTAAGCGAGGTTGAAGTTGTATCGACTACTGTATACAAATCCGACAATTGTCGTAGAGTGACTTCAATATAGACTTCCGAGTTCTGAAGTGATACTAATGGGAGTGCCATGCCTGGATTCTCGCAAAACCAAAAGTGAAGAGGAATCACCAATTGTCGACTGCGAATCGAAGGTTCGGGTGTCTTTGTTTGTGGAGCGGTTGTAGGAAGTGCAGTTGGAGCAACTGCATGAGGATATTGTCCATTGCGGTCGTAGGCATGTGCAGGGTCATAGATTTCTGGCACATTTCCTACCATCTGGTCTACAATTCCTCGTTTATTCGCATCGTGGGTCATATAGGAATACATCTTCAACCATTCCCCGCGAATGGACTGAATCACCTGTCCGTTCATGGTCAAATTCACATGGTCAATCAAATTGTAGCCAATGTTGGGAATCCATTGAAACTCATAACCAATTGAGTTGGTGCGTGAATCGTATCCAGTGGGAGGAATGGCTCCACTTAAATATTTGAGAGGCGACCAAATGTCTGGAAGTGTGATGTTGAGATAACAATCATGTAATAATTGAGCATTTCGTTCAACACGACATGAAATCGTTCGAGTACCAGTTGCCGAAAACTCAAGGTTGGAGGAAGAAAATGTCATCCGCATCTGTTCCATTGCAAAGTTCGTATGACGACGATAAACTGAACGAAAATGAGTCATGGAAGGATTTCCATTCACTAACTCATTCTGGGCCCCGACCCCGACTAATTGCATTAAGCCACCGGGCATTTGTATACTCCCCTATGCTTTCTTTAAGACACAATGCGCACACTCATCGGTTGAACCGAGCGTCCAGTATAAGGAACTACACCTCGATTGATGACAACTTGAAAAGCACCGAATGCACCTGTCGCATTGTTACTGAGGCAGCACTCGCTTGAATAGGTCGCACCTCCACTTGCACCACCACGAGCACCTTGAAAGGGCGCAACAAATCGTTGGCGTTGAGTGGCTCCGTTTGCAATCAACGATGTATAGAGTGTATTGGATTCGCGCGACTGTGGAGACGGGTCTACGTTAAAGGTTCGGGCAAGGATTCGGTTCTTGTATCGAGTCAACCAATCTTGGGCAGAATTCACCTGCATTTGTGATTTACGCGAGAGATTCTCTAATTAGGTAATGCGATTTCTACTGGTAAGCACCCATATTGACCAAATCACAGGCTACTCCAAGGTTAGCTTCAATCTTGTGAATCAGCTCTCGACACTCTCTCCCAAAGTCAAAACATTCCACTTTGGATTCCAACGACACATTAGCCGTGCAAATCTTCGTAAATATCCAACGGGTATTACCTCGTATGACGCAGCTGCCAACGAAGACCCCAAGGAAGAGGGATTCGGTTACAACAAGATTGCAGAATACATTGACACAGTTCAACCGGATGTGGTCATGATTTACAATGACCCTTATACGATTACTCGTTTCATTGACTCGATGAAACATGAACGAGGCAAATCCGACTACAAACTTTGGTTGTATGTTGACCAAGTCTACACAGGCATTGCAGCTCCCTTGATTGAAATCCTACAGAAACATGCAGACCGAATCTATTGCTTCACAGACATTTGGAAGACAAAGTTCTTAGAGTATGGTCCCTTTTCAGACATTCGTATCTTGGAACACGCAGTGGACCCAACAGTCTATACATGTATGTCCGAAGATGCCCGCAAACCCATTCGTCAAAGTAATTTATCACTTCCTCCAAATGCAATTGTGATGCTCAATGCCAATCGTAATAGTCAACGTAAGCGTATCGACTTAACTGTTTCAGGATTTGCAGGGCTTCTTAAGAAACATCCTGAAGAACCTTACTATTTGGCCATCGCATCTAACCTTCAACCTCAAACAGGAGCGTACTATGATGTTCAACGCATCTTCCTAGAGGAACTCAAAGACAACGGACTGGATTTCCAACACTTTGGACGTCGTCTTTTGTTGATTGATACCTCACCTCCGAATGTATTGAGTGACGAAGCCATTAATCAGCTGTATAATGCAGCGGATATTGGTATCAACACCTCGGATGGAGAAGGATTTGGGTTGTGTCAGCTTGAACACATGTATGCAGGAGCTCCACAGATTGTGACCGATGTAGGAAGTTATCGCACTTTCTTAGATGATTCAACTGCTGAATTCATTCCAGGGAATGGTAAGTTTTACTTTACAGGTGGTATGCCTCATGGATTTTCAGCACCTACCTTTGCGGTTTCTGATGTAACAACTGCAATGGAGACGATGATTAAGACCTTACCTGAAAAACGTGCAAAGGTTCGAAACTATCAATTCAAGAGCTGGTCGACTGTCTGTGACAGCTGGTTAGAAGATGTTCTTATGCAAGCTGAAGGTCCGGTAGCCAGCGTATCTGTACCGGTGATGTCATCTGTCCCAATCTAAGGAGTCGTTGACCATCTTCAAACGCAGGGCCATCAAAGACCTCCTTGGTATCGGGGTCAATTAAAAAGACCATCTGCTTAATCTGAACCTTTTGGAGTCGTCGTTTACGGCGTTGCATGTTTCGCAAATACGAATCGTCCAACTCTTCTGTCTTCAAATCAGGCTTGAACGCTAAATCTTCACCCGCAACCGTGCTATCAAATCGCATACATGAAATTACAGGTGTTTCACGACTATGGAGTTTACGATGAACTTCGCAGTCGACGGCAGCTTGTTTAAGTAGCAAACTAATTCGTTTATTGGTCACATCCTTCTCGTAGGTCGTTTCATACAAATATTCATCGGTGGACATGAACACTTCAGACGGTTCACCCTCATAGCGTTTGGTCGCCATATCGTTACGACGGACCAACACTACATTGTTCGCACCTTCAGTGGATTTGGATTGAGACTCTGTAAACACACTAATGTAGAACGAGACACGAACAGTTCGTTCTTCAACAGGTAACGATGCGTGAGAACACAATCGAATGGCTCGTCCAATGACTTGGTCATGTCGTGCAGGATTCCAATGTGGTTCCATAATGTGAACATGACGCACATTCGCCAAGGTAATACCTTCGGCACCTGCCGCAGTAATCATGAACAAGACCAACTTCTTCTTGGGAGCAGATTCCACAGACTGTTTAAGACTGGGTGGAAAGTCATCGGAATATTTTGCATTGAAAATCTGACGAACCAATTCACGCTGTTCCATATCTTCGTTACCTGTGAAGAACGCATATGCAGGTTTCTCTGCATCCATGGAGGGGTCTTCAATCCACTGACCGGCTTCTTTCGCCAACTTGTATTCTTGCCATCCGTTTGCGCTCAAGATGGACGAA